ACTTCGTAGCCGGCCAGCAGCAGGTTGTTCTCCGCCTGCGCAGGCACCGGCAACTGGTCCTCCGGTGACAGGAAGATCAGCGGCGCCAGCCGCGGCCCGAAGGTGTTCTCGACCAGCTGGGTGACGATCGGCACCAGATTGACCTTGTAGCCGTTGAGCTGCTCCGGCGGGATGCCGCGGATCACATTCATGCCCGCGATCTGCTGCTGGATCTGCTGGGCCGCGCGCGCCTGCTCGACACCGAACCATTTGAACTGGTACTTCTTGTCGAACGAAATCGGAGGCACCGCCTCCATCTGCGCCTGCAACCCCATGCGGCCAAACTGCTGCACCGTCAGGTCCTGGTCGCGATACTGGTGGTCCATCTCGATCACGAGCTCAACCCACGGGGTCAAGATCCCTTCCTCGAGCACGGTGACCGCATCCGCCGTGGTCAGGATGTCGATCTGCTGCTCCTGCGCGATCTCGGCCGGCGTCGGCTTGGAGCTCGGCGCGCCGCCTTGCGTGATCGCCGCCGGCGAGACACTGAGCGTCTGGCTGACCTCCGCCTTGGCCGCGGCCACCATCTCGAAGCCATGCTGCCACAACTGCGGGAACTGGGCAAACTGAGTGTCCTGTGGCGAGGTCTCCCACACCGCAGCGAGCGACAGCACCATCGACCCGACGCGCGGGTTCTTGGCCGGATCGGTCATAACGATCGGCAGCAGCGCGTATGCCGCCGAGTCCGCCGCCTCATTGATGGCATCGTTGGCGAAATACTGCAGGTCCGCCACGGGCTTGACCTTGCTGACGCCCTTGACGGCGCCGGCGACCTTCTCCACCGCAACCGACAGGACAGGCACCCTGTCGGACCACAGCGGGTTGCGCCGGGCCCCGAGGACGTTCTCCTCGCCGCCGTAAAAGCACTCGCACAGCACCCGCTTGCCCTGAACCTTCAGTATCGACCAGGTCTGGTACACCAGCGCGAACTTGGTGCCTCCGTCGTTGTGGATGCCAGCGGCCTCAAGCTTCAGCTTGTTCTTCTGTCCCGCGGGCACGCGATCGGTCATCTGCCCGATCAGGTCCTCGCCGGTGTCCTTGCGGATCACTCCTTCGCGAATCATCTGGCGGATCTTGGCCTTCGACCAGCGCCGGATGATCGTCACCGAACCGCCGGAGGCGATGGCGTCGGCAACCGAATCGGCGGTCTGCGGCAGGATCAGAAGGTCCGCGTCCGCGATCACCTCGGTGAGCGGGAAGCAGTCCTTGATGGTTTCGTGCTTGATCACCTCGAGCTGTTCAGCCGCCGGGTTGGCGCCCCCGTCTTCCAGCTCAGGTGCCTCGAAGGTCTTCCAAGTGACGTTGCGCTCGCGTTCGACCCAGTCGACAAAAACTGTGTATTGTCCTTCACAGTCACCATTACGCATCAAAGCAGGCATCACTTTGGTACGGAGCTGTGCCTTACGGATGTAAAATTCTGCTAGCGACATTTCTGCATACGGCATCGAGCCGTCTTCAGAAGTCACCTCAACATTGCGCCCATTCGTGGGGAAAATTTGATTAACAAATCTCGTTTTGCGAGCTTCTATCGCGTTGTGGACTATAGGAACGTATATCTGGGAATTTCCATTATAAAATTGATGTCCGTTCAAAGTACAATTATAAATATCCCAGTAGTCCTGATTGTCATCTGCGCGTGTGCTTTGGTCTTCGAAACCTTGACCTACTTCAGCAAACAGTTCAGTTAATTGTTTGCTTACTCCGGCCCGCTTCGATATGTCGATGTCGCGTTTAGCAGCATCTACAGCTTCATCCTCGTCGCCGTCGATGTCGTCATCGGTGTCAGCCATCAGCCGACCCTCGCAAAGCCACCGTGGATGTTCGCTAGCGCGATGTCTCTAGCAGCTACTGCGCTGCGCCATGCTGCTGATGTATCGTCGGCCATCGGAGGTTGTTGCCCAGTTTATCGGCTGATCCTCGCCAATGTGGCCCATTTTCAGCAGCGAAGCAAACGATTCGAGGCCCTCCATGAGGGTTTTGTAGGGACCTTCGTCGGCAAATTCGGAAAGTATGCCGTTTTTGAGCACGGATTTACAATATCCGCCCGCGAAGGCGTTCAAAGTCCAGCGGGCCTTTTGCGAGACCCTCAGCGCAGGTCCCGAACGGATCTGACGACGGAGGAGGCCACGGATTTCGTCGCGACCCTCGAGCCCCAGTCCGCCTTGGGAGAGATCAGCAGGAACTTTGCGGGCCGCCCCTCGGAGACCCACGGTGTCGTAATTACCGAAATGCTCTGGCGCTCCGTAAAGGCGTGGCCGTTGCCCGGCTTCCAACCCAGCATCGGCCACAATGCCGCTGAGCACTGCACCGGGATCACCTTCTCGGACCGCATCCCAGTGGACATTGAACACCCCGTCGTTGACCTGCACCAGCACCGCCGTGGTGTACATCTGGGTGGCGTTGACCGCAAGGAACATGGGCTGGCGCGGCAACTTGAAGATCTCCTCGGCCACATTGAGGTAGGAGAACCCGTCGTAGATCGGCTGCCCCGGCCGCAGGATCAGCGCGTAGGCCAGCGCATTGGGGATATCGATCAGGCCGGTCGGGAAGCCCAGCAGCTGCGCGCGCAGCTCAGGCAGCTCCTTGGCGAAGATCACTTCACCGGCCTTGAAAAAAGGCTGCATCGAGCGGATGAAATCAAGCTTCCCCTTCGGCGCCTTCATCGGGCGGATCGGGATCGCATAGGCCCGCCGCACCTGTTCTTGCCGCAAAGGCTGCAGTATGAACTCCTCCAAGCCATCCCGCTCCACACCGATCGTCACGGGTGCATACAGGTCGTCGGCTCGAAACATATCGGCAATGATCTCGTCGGGCTTCCACTTGGGGCCATAGGCGTCCCAGATAATCAAACGATTCGCGATCCATGAGAAGTGCACCACTCCGGTTGAGGCCGACGTCGCTTTCACCGTGCGCGCCGGGTCGTACATCGAGTACACTGCGTTCCACGTGCGCACCGTCGGCTCGACCTTGAACATATCGGCGGTGAAGGCCTTCACCGCGGGGTCCTCGGCCTCGCAGAGATACTCCTGCTTGTAGTTGGTGGTCAGCCCCAGCCGCTGGTAGGAAGCCTCGGTCTCGGCGATCTTCTCCAACGGGAAGCGGTCGGGCCAGGTCGCAGCCGGCTCGCCATCGGCGGTCTTGTACAGCCACGGGAAGCGGCGATGCACCCAGCCGACATCGCGGGAGATCTGCACGATCATGCTCTCGGGGTCGAGCGGCGTGCCGTTGATTCTGACCTTGTAGGTCGGGTTGAGCGCGGGAAAGACGACGGACATCAGCCAGCGCATGGTCTTGGCACGGGCCTCCGGCGTCAGAACGCTCTCTTCGTTTTCGATGTCGTCTCCGAAAGCCATGTCTGGTCGAGCGTCGAGATGCTTGACACCTCTAAGACTTTGACCCCGCCCGACAGCCTGGATGCAAACTCCGTTGCTAAGTACAATACGCGACTCGGTCCAGGTGTCACCGACAAGATTGCCAAAAAGCTCTTCGATGAACGGGTTTTCCTCGAACTCGTGTTTGATGGATTTGAGGCGCTCGACGGCTCGGTCAAAGGTCTCTCCCAGGATCAGTCCGTTTCGGAACTTGCGCAGGCAAGCCATGATGACGATGGCTTCCTCGGCCAGTGTCGACTTGGCTGCGCCGCGGAAAGCTTCCACGACCACACGGGGATCGACGCCATGCCAGAGATCGATCAGTTCGTAGTGGAAGGCAGGAGTAGCGTCGGGGTGGCGGTGAGAAAAGAATGTCGCGTGAGCCAGTCTCGGGTTGCGCGCCAGCTTCTCGATCACACCGTCGCGCGGGTCTTCCATTTCAGCCCTGTGCGTAGGTGTTCTTGATCTCGCTGTTGAAGTACTTGCCCGCGCTCTCGGCGGTAGCGAGGCCATGCGCCACGTCCTCTGGCACATCCCTGAAGGTGTAGCTGCGCCCGTGCAGGAAACTGATCGTTAGACTGCGCGTCTCCGGGTTGTAGTCGTAGCCGGCAAGGTTGGAGGACGAGAGGGGGATCATCGGGGCGGTTTCGGGCCGTCGCCATCAGGGCGGTTGCTCTTGACCACGGGCGCCGGCGGAGTGATCCGGAAGGCCGAGTCCTGCGCCTCCCGGTAAGCTCCCTTGAGCATGTCCTGACCCATGTCGCGCTCAGCCATTGCGCAGGGTCTCCGTGGTGTTGACGCGGTCGGGTGGCGTCATGCGGTTGCGGATCGGGGGAGCCGGCTCGAAGGGGTTGGGTCCGGGCGTCGGGGTGGCTTGGCCAAAGGCCTCGGAGGTGTTGACCACCGACCCGGTCGGGTTTGCGCTGTCCAGGCGATGCGGCGGGGGCGAGCCGGGCAGCGGGCTGGATGCCGCCGGGACCAGTGGGTCGTAGCTGCCAGGCGCGCGGGAGGCTTCCTCGTGGCCCTTCAGGCTGGACAGGGAGCCGTCAGGCTCGCGATCAGGCTCGCCGGTCTGCTCGGCGAACTCCCTCTCGTCGTGGTCGCCTCGGGCCTGCGAGGCCATCTGCTCATGGGCACGCTCGCGGCGGTCGTTCTCCTCGGCCTTGACGCGCTCACGACGGGCCTCGGGGGTCTCGTCAGCCCGCTCCTGGGTCTCCTTGAAGCGCTTGTCAGCGCTCTCCTGGGCGTTCCTGACGGCTTCCTTGCGCATCTCGGCGTCGTTGACTGCCGGCTTGCCCTCATGGTCGAACACATCGGGCTGCTTGCCGCCGGCGTACTGAACCAGGGGATCGGCGTGGAGGGTCGGCGGAACGTGGGTGTAGGGGTTGTCGGCGCGGGTGTCGCGGCCATCCACGAAGTAGTCGGCGGCGCCGATCGGCGCAGGGGCTTCGCCCTCGGGGGCATCCTCGTGGCTGATGAACTGCTGATCGACCATCAGGCCGCGCTGGTTGAAGGTGAGACGGTGGGTATCGCCATCGGGCGTGGCGATCTCCATGACACAGCGCGAAGTGTCGGCGCCCGCGACGCGGAAGTTGATCAGGGTGAAGGCGTCTTCGCCCGGCTCGGTCAGGGTAATCGACTGCGGCGCGTGGATGGCGAACATCGGCGGTTCCTCCGGTTGATCGAGTATTGCACGGGAACGCGCGAGGTGGCAAGGTCGTTCCGCGCCGTCAGTTAACCCCTTTCGGGCGGCGTGGGTGGCCACCCTTGAGGGATTAGCGCGCAGAGGCCCCT